CTATTCTCATATGCTGGAACAACGACTGATAGTAATGGAATTTTAATCGCACCATCAAGTGCAGTATCAGTAACAACGACTCAGGCATCCACCGGAGGAGGAGACATAGAGGCAATAGACTCTATTAAGTACTTTGCACCCAGAGTGTATTCTTCACAGTACCGTGCCGTGACTGCACGTGACTATGAGGCAATTATACCACAGATATTCCCGAGCACTGAATCCGTATCCGTTGTTGGTGGAGAAGAGTTAGATCCACCAGAATTTGGAAAGGTTATTATCAGCATTAAACCAAAGAATGGATTTTCAATATCTGATTTTGCAAAAAATCAAATCCTTAATGATTTAAAACAGTACACCATATCTGGTGTTAAGCAAGAACTTACGGATCTAAAACTACTATTTGTTGAAATTGATAGTGATATTTACTATGATGCATCCAAAATTACTGACATTGCATCACTTAGAACCAATGTGATTACTACACTATCCAAACATTCAAAAACCACCGATATGAATAAGTTTGGTGGAAGATTCAAATATAGTAAAGTGCAACAAATTATTGATAATGTTGATACTTCAATTATCTCTAATATCACTAGAGTGAAGATGAGGAGAAATATCAACTGCATTACAAATACATTTGCACAGTACGAAATCTGTTTTGGCAATCGTTTTCATAAGACGTTAACAGGATACAATATCAAGAGTACTGGATTTAAAGTTGCTGGTGAATCGGAAAATGTGTACTTCTTGGATGTTCCTTCGGCAGACAGTGATATTGGTATCTTGTCAATCGTCAAACCAACTTTGGATCCAGATACATTCGAGGTTGTTAAAAAGTCTATTGGAACTGTGGATTATAGGAAGGGAGAAATTATTATCAATACAATTAATATCATATCCACAGATCTTCCCGATAATATTATTGAGATTCAGGCAATACCAGAATCAAATGATGTTATCGGTCTAAGAGATTTATATTTGGTCTTTGACGTCACCAAAAGCACTATAAATATGGTAAAGGATACAATTGTCTCCGGAGAACAAATTTCTGGAGTCAATTTCCCAGTGAAATCAAGTTACTCAAACGGTAAAATAACAAGGTAATAGAGGGGAAATATGATTACAACTGGTTTTGATGCTCGGGTAAAAGTCCAACAAGTCATTGATAATCAATTACCAGAATTTTTACTATCCGAAAGTCCTAAATCTGTAGATTTCCTGAAGCAATATTATGTTTCACAGGAATTTCAGGGAGGACCGATTGATCTTGTCGAAAACTTAGACCAGTATCTAAGTCTGAATAATCTTACGCCAGATATTCTCAATGATCACGTAACGATTACATCTGACGTAACGTCATCGGATACAACCATCAATGTAACAACAACTAATGGTTTTCCAAAACAGTATGGTCTTGTAAAACTTGGTGATGAGGTCATCAGTTACACGGGCATTACAACAAATACATTCACTGGTTGTATTCGTGGTTTTAGTGGAATCACGTCATATAGAGATACCTTAAATCCAGAAGAACTAGTATTTACTTCATCGACCGCAGAATCACATTCTAGTGGCGAACAAATCATAAATTTGAGTTCATTATTTTTAAAGGAATTTTATCGCAAACTAAAGTATTTACTTGCACCTGGATTCGAGGAAGTTGATTTTGTAAGTAATCTAGATGTTAATAATTTTATAAAACAGATTCGTAATTTTTACCAAAGTAAAGGTACGGAAGAGGCATTTAGAATTCTGTTTGCAATTCTTTATGATCAGGTTCCAAAAGTCATAAACCTTGAAGATTTCTTATTAAAACCATCAAGTGCAGAATTCATCCGCAGAAGAGTCCTCGTAACAGAGGTAATTTCTGGTGATCCTAATAATCTGGTTGGTCAGATGATCAGCAACTTTACAGATACTGCAACTGGTCCAGTATCCGAAGTTGAGATTATTACAAGAAATAATAAAACCTTTTATAAGATTCAACTTTTCTCTGGATATAATGAAAGAAGTCTGATTGAAGGAACTTTTAATATTACACCAAATAGTTTAGTAGCAGATAATGTCTCTGTAGGTTCTTCAGTAATTACTGTTGATAGTACGGTTGGTTTTGGTCAAACTGGTATTCTCACAGTGGGTGATACTGTAATTGAATATACTGATAAGAGTGTAAATCAGTTTTTTGGATGTAATGGAGTAACAAATACAATTTCTGCAAAGGATTTAGTTTATTCGAATACAGATACAATTTATGGTTATGAAAATGGTGATACCTCTAAGAGAGTTGTTCTTAGAGTTACTGGCGTTATGTCAGATATTGAAGATAAAGAACAATATGATCTTCTTTTTGAAGATGATTTAATATCAGTAAAAAATCTTGGTGAAAGTATTAGAAATAATAATGAAAATTATAAGCAATTTGCTTTTAACACCTGGATTTATAATACAAGAACAAGATACGAAATTAGTAGTTTTAATAACAACACCGTAACATTATTCGAAACTCCAGATAAATCAAGTTTAAAGGTCGGAGATATTGTTGATATTCTCGATAGAAATGCCGAGAACATTGTTGTTGCAGATGCAACTGTCAACGTTGTTAATCTAAAAGATGTTCAATTAAACAAGAATGTTACCGTAGCATCTAATAGACAATTAAGTATAAGAAAGAAATTTGATTATACGACATCAAGTGGTGTTCAATTAGAATCAAATCAAATTTTATCAAACGTTCAAAATACTTATCTTGAAAAAGATGAGAGTATGTATGTTGCATCAAACTCTCTTCCAGAATATCAGATAACAAAAAATATATCAAAGACTTCTGTTGCGATAACACCTTCAACTAATCTCAATGATGTCTATCAAGGATTTGTTTCGACCACTGGAAAATATTCAATTTTATCATTTGCAAATGATGTTCCATTCATAACTGGTGATGCCGTAATTTATAGTGGCAATAACGATCCTATTGTTGGTTTAGTATTTGGTAGAACATACTATGTTGAAGTCATTAGAGATACTAATCCAGTAAGAAAAAATAGAATTAAACTGTTTAATGCACGCTCTTTTATTGGAACATCTCAACAAGTTGAATTTGATAGAACCGTTTTCACATCCAATACTGAACATGTATTTACTTTAAAGCAACACTATGAGAGAAATTTAAAAGCTAAAAAATCACTGACAAAAATACCTCTGATTCCAAATATTCAATCTGGAACAGATACACCAACAATTCCAGGACCAACTGGAGTTTTAATTAATGGTGTTGAAATACACAACTATAAATCAAATGATAGAGTTTATTATGGTCCTCTTGAGAACATTAAAGTTCTAAATGGTGGAACAGATTATGATGTAATTAATCCACCCACAATTAGTGTTTCAAGTCCCTCCGTAAGCAGCGGAACCACTGCACATGCTCAAGCAGTTGTTCGTGGATCTGTTAAAGAAGTTTTAGTTGATCCACAAAACTTCAATATTAATAGGGTATTATCAACTGTTGTAACTGGTGGTAATGGAAGTGGTGCTACTCTTGAAACAGTAATATCACGTCAATTTAGAGATATTGAATTTAATGCATCAAGAGTTGGTGTTGCCGCGACTGGTGGTATTGATATCACCAACGATACTCTAACCTTTGAAGATTTTCATAGTCTTATTGATGGGCAAAGAATCGTCTATAGTTCAAATGGCAATGAACCACTAGGAATTGGTTCTTTTGATGGTTCAAATACATCTCAAGATGAGTTTTTATCTAACGGTGGTATTTACTATCCACAGATTATCAATACAAAATCCGTTTATCTATACAGAAGTCTTGAGGACTACACTGCTGGTATTAACACTGTTGGTTTTACCACTGTTAATACTGGAGGTATTCATAAGTTTAGAACCTATGATGAACAGAACGTGATTTCTGAAATTAAAGTCATAAATCCTGGTTCTGGATATGAAAATAGAAAACTAAGAGTAAAACCAACAGGAATTTCTACGATTTATGATACTATTAATTTTATAAATCATGGATTTAATGATGGTGATTTAATTAATTATTCTTTTGAAACTTCTGCCGTTTCTGGTCTTTCAAGTACATCTCAATATAGAATCTTAAAACTTGATGATTCCAAGTTCCAACTTGCTGAAGCAGTTGGTGCAGCAACAACAGATTATGAAAGAAGAAATTATGTAAGTTTTGGTTCAACTAGTGGTGAAGGATATCAAATATTTGAATATCCACCAATTGAAGTTGTAATTAATGCAGAACTGACTGCTGGTTCTAGTGGAGCAGCTAGTACTATTATTGCAACTCCAATAGTTAGGGGAGAAATTATTGATACCTATGTTTATGAGAGTGGTTCTGATTATGGTTCCAATATTCTAAACTTCCACAGAAACCCAGTTGTTACTGTTAAAACTGGACAGAGTGGACAGTTAAAAGCAATTATTAAGAGGGGAAGACTCATTGCCGTTAATGTTTTAAATGGCGGAGTATTCTACGATGCTGCTCCAGATTTAGAAGTCGTTGGTGATGGTGTTGGTGCAAAATTAAGAGCAGTTGTTAAAAATGGAAAAATAGTCGATGTCATCATCATTAATGAAGGAACTGGATATGTTGAAGGTTCAACCA